GGTCTCGAGTGATCTTGAGACCACCCAAGTACAAGAAAGAGGGTCCGTTGGTAGTCACTGTGCCCAAAACTGCAGCTGGAGAGCCGATAGGAATGGGTCGAGAGGTAGTTACACGGGGAGACGAAAATTGATCGAGTGGGTTGTTCGCGGGAACGGCGGTCGGGTTGATTTGAGCGATTTGGAATTCACAAACCCAATCGACGTAGAGGGAACCAGCCATGATGTCTGAAGTGATTGCTTCTCCGTTGAAATTGAGAGGATCGGTAACTTGGATGACGTAAAAGTTACCTTGGCGGTTGAAACGTTCGTTTTGTTTATCAGCGCCAGTGTAGTAAAGCTGATCATCTGAACGGCGAGCAAGATCGATGGACATGGGATTGATGAAGTTGAACTGTTGGGAGCCTGCCTGGGCGGTCGCTTGGCGAACCAAAGCGTCGGCGTCTGGGATGATGGTGGGGTCATCGAGAGGATCAGTGTCCTGGTAGACAATGAGTTGACAAGCGATGGTCTTAGGGACGGCGGGGACCCACCGGAGTCTGAATTTCCGGAATCGGTAACGTTCCCAAAGGTTGGACATCTGGGTGAGACGGGTGCCAGGAAAAGCGGACGGGCTGATAGAGTTGGACAAAAGGATGCGGTCGGCAGTGCTGTTAGGTGAAGATCGGACGGTGAGAGGGCCGAGGAAATCGGAACCTGCTTCGACGAACTTTCTCGCAATCATGGGGCGATGAATCGCACCTTGGTTGGAGAGGCCGTTGGAGCCGGTCTGGATGTTCTGGCGTGTGGTAATGCGAGAACGGCGATTGCCGTTACGCTTCCCGTTACCGTTTCCGTTCTTGCGGGTCTTATTCTTACGCATGCGTGGAGCCATGTTTAGAGATAATTAACCCTTAGCCGAAAATCGTTTGGACGATCGCGATAACGTTGTTGCCAACACGGTGGGTGGGTTTGGAATTGGGCGTTGGTTTGTTGCGTGGTGGAAGGGCAAACCATCGTTGGGTGTAAGAAGGCTTAGTCGGTTTACAATTGCAAGTTCGAGGCATGGTGGGGCTGGAGGTGCAAGCACGAATAACCCCTAACCGAACATGTGCGAAAGGCTCCCGAGAACGAGAGAGGAAAGCTTCTTCTTGGGGCGAAGTTTGGTTTCCGAGTGGATGATCGGGATGCGTCTGCGTTTCGACTTATCAATGGTGTGTGAATCGCCGAGGTCACGGACACCGTCAGTTATGTGGGTGAGGGCGAGCATTTTTACGGTGCGAGTGAATGGGATCTCGCCGCGGGCGAAAGATTGGAGGAAGGAAAGGAAAGAGTCGAAATCGGCTGTGTTGTCGAGGGAACCGTTGTAATGGAAGGAGTTGACATGAGCCATTTGGAGTCCAGCGACGAGTCCAACATCTTTGAAAGTCACACCGATGGCGTCGCGGTAAGTTCCGTAATCATCTTTGTTCAGATAGCCACGTGTCAAGACTTTTCCCGCAATGCGAGGTAAATCGAACGCGCAACCTTGTTTGTTGATGATAAAAGAAACGAAATTCCCGGATGGGCCAGATGCAGGTTTGAATTTCCAACTGCATTCGGATGCGTATTGTTTGAGCTTCTCCATATCGAAAGATACGTCTGGGCCACGCGCGAGAGAATCGTCTCCTTTGATGTACAGTTTGCGGTAGTCTTTCATGATGTCCATGCACACGGCCATGTTGAAGAGGCAGTTGTCGATGAGTGTGTGAGGGGCGCCGGAGTCTTTCTTATCGTTGACGACCAATGAGAGGGCAGTACAAGCGATGGTGCGAGAGGATAGTTGGGCAGCGACGAGGACGCGGAGGTTCTCGG